TCGCTGACAAGTAAGAATTCCTGCCCCGATTGGCAGGTTACTTCGTGGATGTTTCGGGTGTGCTTGGTGGCTGGTAGAATCATACGAGGTTTTTAAGTTTGGCATTCTCGGCTTGGAGGGAGTGGATGGTATGTTCCATTTCCTCTAACCGCTGACGCAAACTTACGACCTCATTACGAAGTTGTGTTAATTCCTTGTTTTGTGACTCGCTGGTAGCCTGCCACATAGCGAGGACCGCTTGGGCTTGCCTGACTTGCAGGGAGTCCGATTCGACACGGCCTTTGGTGAACCAAGCGACCGCCCCACCGACGATTGCAGCAACGCTCCCGACGATGGTGGTTTCTATCAGGTTCACTCCTTACCCTTTGTTTTATCCAAGGCCATCCAACCTACTGACAACAAGGTCAATACGGAACCGATGATTTCGGTAAGGGTCGCTGCATCGATGATGCCTTTGGCGACGAGTGTACCACCGATGAAGGTCAAAAGGTGGCGAAGTAAAGCGATGACTGCTGATTTCATAAAAGGGAGTTTTGGGGTTTCGGGGTTGCGTTTGCGGAAGAGTTTCATAGCGATTTGTGTTGGTGGTAGTCCTCGGTGTATTGTGCCTCCCAACCTGCAAAGGCGTGGACACCGCAGGGTTCGGGCCAAGTTTCGTACTGGGTGGCCTCTTCGGGTGCGTCGCCCTCCCAAAGGATGTCGTAGGCGATGAATCCATTTAAGACCCCAAGGGAAACCGCAACGGTTGTTCCTGTACATAGAGCCAGCACCTTGTCAGCGTCGGCCTGCTTGGGGAAGACATACTTGCGGAAGGTAGCCATTAGAGGGTCGTAAGGGCTTGGAGTTGAGCGTTCGTGAGCCTTGTGGTGTAGAGGGCAGCAGCACGGGTACGGCAAAGTCCAACACCATACGCTTGAAATGATAAATGTACCCTTGAGAAAGTTCCTGTCGGATAATTCGTTGAATCACTACTTGTTAGCGGTGTCGCTCCATTAATACTCAACGCATAGTCGCCATTTTTGTAGGCAAGTGCGAGTTTGTAAACGCCAACAGGATTTGACGATGAAATTATCAGTTGCGTCTGTGAGCCTGTTGATTTTTTAATTACAACACGAAAAGCCCCATCTGAATTTGCTGCCAGTATCAAATACTCGTTAACTGTTCCAACATCAATAGCAATAGGCACTATAAATTGAGGGATTACCCTCATATCAACCTCCGCATAAAGCGTCCCCTCGGTCTGCCCGATGCAACCGCTGACTGCGTCTGATACGGTTATCTCATCCACGTTGCGGGTTACCGCTGCGGTGGTTGTTGCCATTGGCGATGTAGCAACAGGGCCAACCTCGCCTTGTGTAAAGTCAACCTCAATCACGTCGCCACTTACCGCCATACGAATACCAACGGAGCCATTTGAAACAGTTTGGGCGGTACAAGCAACTTGCGTGTAAAGGCTTGAAATTGTAACGGTGGTCCAGTTGGTTCCTCCATTGGTCGTTAATTGGATAGCCCCCGTACCCGTTACCCTGCGAATGTATGCCGAGAAAACACGGCTCTGCGATGCGTGGGATAAGGCTTGGAGAACTGTTCCACTTGCAGCCGTTGCGGTTATTGTCGTGGCTCCTGATGCAACTCCATCTGCACCAACGGCATTCTTTGCGGTTGTTACGGTCGTTCCCGACCAAACGGCATTTGTTAAATCTCGGCTATGCAGGGCCAAGTTGGTCGCAGCAGGCTCCACGAGCAACGCAGGGCAGCCAGCCGTTCCTCCGCTGGTGTAGTAATCCAAACGAGGAATCCCCGAAGCCACCGATTCAATCAAGCCAGCCGAATTGAATCGGGTCGCAGTCGTCGCACGGGTTACGTTGAAGTCCCCCGATGCACCCAAGACCACACCGCCCGAAGTCGTTGCTAAGGGTGTGTAGAGTTTGCCTGTCTTAAAGCGTGCAGGTACTAAAATCAGCGAAGGTGTCGGCATTGTTAGAAGTTGTAAATAACTGCAAAGCGATTGAAGAGGCATCCATTCACGGCAGCCTCGGCAGCGGTTGCTCCGTCAGCCGTAGCCCTTGCGTTGAACGCACCCCAAACCCCGGCAGCAAGTCCGCCGATGAGCATATTGGTCGGGTAGCCGTAGCCGTAACCGATTAGCATTAGAGGAAGGTGTAACCGATGACGGAACCTGCGGATGGAGTAACGGCAGTAATCTTACCACCATTGCGTCCTGAAATCACGATGCCAGCGGAAACTGATTTGCCCGATAAGTTGTAAGCGGTTATCAGGTTCTCACTTCCAGTTCCCGTTAAGACCGTGAAAGTAGCAGCAGCATTGACGACTACGAAGTCGTAAACCTTACCGCTTACGGCTCCGTCAACGAACTCCATCGTACCGCCTTGGCCGAGCATTTGTTGCAATATGGGTGTAGGCATTTTTTAGCGTTTAATTGTAAATGTCTTTTATGTGGGAATTTCACAAACCGAGTGAGAGTAAGGAATCTCAAAGGTCATCGTCGCCTGCCATCCAGCCGTGCGGTCATCCCGGCTCTCTACGAACCTCGTAAGGCTCACGCTGGATGAGAGGGTCCAGTCCTCGCTTGGGTCGTTTGTGAGGGCTGATATGAAGTCCTGTGCGATTTGCAACTGGTCGCTTAGAACCTCGTCCTCGTTGTCCTGCCAACCCAGCGTAGGGCTGCCCGAAACCACTCCCCCCATCGGCTTAATGGACTCAACTCTATCACTAAAATATACCCCAACCACCAAGTCCAAAGTACCAGCGTCAGTACTTGCAGACTGAACGTCCGCAAACACGAGCGGATAGACGATGCGCTCACGGCTTGGGGTTCGCAGGTTGATGGTGTTGTCCGTGCCTATCGCCAACGGGTCCCCTGTTCCGAACGAGTTTACTTGCGGATGGTTGTTGGCAAGGTCCAGCAGGGCCTGCTTGATTTTTATCCAAGACATAGTTTTGCAGTTTCAGTATGTTCTTCTTGTGTGCGCCCATCGTTAGCAGTCATTACACGCCCCGAATTGACCGTAAGGGTAGGGGTAGTCAAGGTTGCTGATTCCCATTCGCCTGTTTCGGTCAAGGACCATCCCGGTTCGGTAGTTGGTAGCGTTCGGGTAAATGGTATCCAACGCAGAAGGAGGCGAGTTCCACAAGGGGTATGAATTGCGGTTCTCCATGAGGTAGCGAGTAATCCGCTCGGAGTACCACTCGGCATCGTTCTTGACCTTATCGGTCAGCCTTGTGATTTCTTCCATGCTCATTTGGGAGGACTCTTCGCTTGTTCTCCGAACCATTCCTTTGTTCATGTACTTAAACGCAAGGACCATCGGCAACTCGTAGTAGAGCCACTGAATCATAGCCGGCTGGATGTAATCCTCCAGCAGCGTTTGGTTGAGTGCAGACGTTGAACCGCTGACGACCTGCGTAACCAATTCCCCGTAGAGTGCAGAGCCAACGATTGGCTGAATCCGCATCTCCTGCACCTTGACAACCGTAGGACGGATTTGGGTGTAGGATACGTTCTCGTTGATTATCGAGTTGTCGAGCAGCGTTTCTTCGCTTATGAATAGTGCCTTCATGCCTTGCTGATTTTATTGCCTTTACGGATTACAAGTTGCTGCTCCCATACGTGCCTGCATTGGGGGCGATTCACTCCGCTGGGCGTGTGATACCAACCGCCCCTGCGATTCCAAACGGAATATCCCATGATCGCAGAAATCCCGTCGATGTCCTCACGGGTGTAAACCTTGCCCTGCCCGGCCAAGTCAAGCATCACTTTGCAGAACTCACGGCTGGATCCTTTGTCCTTGTTGCTGAATCCCGTGGCCCATGCGTACTTGTAGCGGACCTCCAGTACAGGCTCGGCAACTTCCTTGACGTTCTTGGGCAGGTTCTGCTCGGCTATCTTGTCGACGGCCCTGCTGATAGGGTAGCGGTCCTTGGTGATTAGGTAGGCGACTCGCTTGGCAACCTTGGCTTTGCTGACCCCGAACTCCTTGGCCATTTCTTCAACCGATGCGTCCCGGTTCTTCTTGCGATACGCCTCAATCTTCAGGTCCAACTCTTTCTCTTCCTCGCCCAGTTCGGCAAAGGCCAAGCGGATATTCTCGTCGATGTTGGTGTCAAACCGCATCGGCTTGGAGTGCATGACATGGTAATCGTCGGCATGGCTTCCGAACTTGCTTGCAACCACTTCCAAGACCTTGAACTCCTCGTCGCCCCAGCCGTAGTCCTCGTCGTCCTCTTGGCCCCAAGTCGGTTCGCTGAACTCTTGGGACTGAACTCCGAGCATCGTGTCAATCTCTTGGGCTGACAAACCGAAGCCGGCTGATAGCATGGTCCGAGCCATCTCCAGCGTGATTTTATCCTGCATATACTGACGCACGATTCGCATCAGGTTTTGGTACTCACGGCCCGATAGTTTCTTGATGTTGTCGTTCGATGCCAAGCCTTGCGGTGCAGTAGGTTCAGGGCTGACCTCTACGGCTGCAGTTGCTCCTGCAAGACCCGAACCCTCTGCCTTTGCAGGCAAGGACACCAAGGCCCTGATTTCGTTTGCTGACATGGATTCCAAGACCTTGTTGGCAACCAACGGAGAGAGCGAATTGATAGCCGTGATAACGTCTTGGACGCTTGATTCGGTCTTGATTTCAATCGGTGGCAAGCCTGCTTTCTCACGCAGTTCTGCTGGGGTCATGGCTTGAAGGAGAGCCTGTTCGCTCAACTGCTCCGTGATGGGGTTGGTAGGAATCAACTCCATGCCTTCCACACCGTTAAAAGACCCCAAGTAGTTTATCATCCTTTCGACCTTCTGCACCCGGTCGTTGACGTAGGTGGCTTTGAATAGTTCGTAAGCCTCGACCAATTCGTTGCGTCCACCCAATTGGCCTTCGGTCTTGACCCCGAATAGCATGGGGTTGGTTACACGATGGGCGATGAATATCTCTTGCTGGATTGATTTGTTTAATACCTCGAACTGCTTATCCATGTCGGACGGAGTGAGCGGTTCAAGCGTCGGGGCCTTGGCAGCATCGTCGTTGAAGGTTACAACGAAGCGACCAGCGTTATCCGTACCGCTGAACTTGCGTTTGATTTGACGCTCGATGTCCCCCTGTTCTTCGGGGGTCGGGATTCCGTTGTTAAAGTTTATCAGATATCCCCCCCAAAAGTTGTTGCGAAGGTTGTTGTTGTGGAAGTTGGCGACCTGTACGTCTGCCTCAATCCAAGCGTTCCCCCCGATGTATTCGGGGAGCGGGTAGTGTTTCACGCCTGCAGCATACACACGATAGTAGAACAACTGCTTGCCGAGGCGATTCTCCGGGTCGAATGCAGGAATCTTCTCGATGTCGCCCACCTTTGGGAACAACTGCATCATGTCGTCGTTGTACCAGTCAGCGACTTGGAACATCTTCTCCTCCTTGTCCACCCGGATTTTCTCGAACGGGACGTGCTCCATCTTGGCGATGGTCCCAAGTTTGGACCAAGTAACCGCAACCGCAAAGCCGTTGAATAGTTCCAAGTCAAGGACCAGTTTCTCGGTAATGTCGTTGAGGTCCTCCGTGCTGGACATTCCGTCGAAGAACTTGATGAACCGGGCTTGTTGTTCTACGGTCAAGTCATCCCCTGCCTGCCATCCTCCGCCCATGATGTAGTTCACCTTGCCGTTAACGATAGCATTGTGCTTGCTGCTCCTGCGATAGTTGTCAAGCAGGTAGTAGGGGTATTCGTTGGCAAAGCCGTAGGTGATGTATTTGCCGGAGCGGTTCTCCAGCATGACTGGGACCTTATGTTCTATCCCCAACCATTGGGTGAAGTGTTGAGTAGATTTATTACTCATAGCGTATGAACTGTGAATGAAAGGGCTGAAATCGTGATACTTGCACCGCTTGAAATTGCGTTGATGTAGATGGTGAACTCATCGTTGACCGCACCCGTAACGTAGGCCTCCGTATAAAAGGCATGGCCGTTGTTGTGGCTCGTTGTGATATCAG